GATTCTATGTCTCAGAGAATTGCCAGAACATCATCACTGCCCTTCAGGAATACACAGGAGACGGCGGAACGGATGAAGCATGGAAAGACCCGATAGATGTCATACGCTATGCGTGCATTGACAACATTCGTTTTGTAGATGAAACAACTCAACCCAGAACTCGTTCCAAAGGAGGATATTAATGAAAGCTAAAAGTGTAAAAGCCAGAATCCAAAGCGTAGAAACGCTTAACGCCGCAGAGCCAGAGAAGCCTCGGTTCCTTAAAGCCAATGTTATTTCTCAGGCCCGCAACCCACAGTGGGTGTTTGCTTCTGTCGAGGGAGTGGAAGGTAAGTCCATTGTAGCCATTCCGCGCCGTCTAACCAACAAACTAGAGGGCAAGCAAATTAACGTAGAAGTTATTACAGATGAAAACGGCACCAGCTACCGACACGAATTCCTTAGCACCTGATATTACGGTTAGCCGCAAGTGGTTGCTTGAGCAAAGCGATAGACTTCTGCGCCACGAACAGATAAAGCGATGGAAGGAGCAGAACTCGTCGGAACTATTCCCCGATGAGCTATCCGACAAGATAGGGCGTTCGCAGGAATACGTTCATGGTATTATCAAGAGCGCAATATCCCACGCAAAATTATGCAAGAAACTCAACAGCAACACGCCCTGACATTTGTAGATAGTGATGGTCCAAACGTCGTTGCCCTAAAGTCTGCATACGATAGGACAACCACGGAGCTAGGAACCTACTTCAATCAGTGCGTCAATAGCTCCGATCAGCGGCGATGCTATTGGCCCGGTAAGTCGAGTGACTTGCGTAAACATGGTGGTGATGCGTTCCCGTGGGAGGGTGCGTCCGATACGGAAGCGCGAGTCATTGACGAAAAGATTAGCACCTACGTTTCTATTTTTACGTCTGCTTTGGCTAAGGCCAACATTCGCGCCTACCCTGTTGAGCATGGAGATACGGGACGATCCCGTGTTACGAGTGCATTCCTTAAATGGATGCTGTCCACCTACATCCCACGTTTCCGCGAAGAGATGGAGCTGGGTGGTAACTACCTGTTGGAGCGTGGGTTGATGATTACCTACGTTGGATGGGAAAGGATGGAAAAGAAATTTCTACAAAAAATCGACTTGCAGCAAATTGCTGTTACCAGTCCTGAACTTGCCCAGCTCATCATTGAGGGCAAGAACGACAAGGAAGTGATTGATATGCTTCGCACGGTATATCCCGATGTGGTAGATAGCCGCGCCAAGAAAGCCTTGGTGGAGTTGCGGAAAAAGGGAGTGAGCGAGCTTCCCATTAGCCGTCTGAGCATTGACCGACCCTACGTCCAAGCCTGCGCCCCTGATGGAGACGTGTTCTTCCCGTCCTATTGTTTGGACCCACAACGCGCCCCGTTTGTATTCTATCGCACCTTCCTTAGCGTCCAAGAAGTTCTTTCCTGGGTAACGTCTGATGGATGGGATGAGGACTGGGCGGAGTATGTCGTGTCGCACTTCCGTGGGGTGAACACCTACAACATGGAAAGCGTCTATGGCACGCGTTCCACTGGTCTTTCCAAATATCGCCAGCAGTATGAGGCGGACGAACTCATTGAAATTGTCTATGCGTTCCAGCGGCTTATTGACCCAGAAGATGGAAGCGAAGGTATCTATCGCACCATCATGCACCCCAAGTTTACGGGAGCGGCTGATGTGCAAGCCTACGCCAAATTTGAATTGCTGAACGGGTACAACGACTACCCATTTGTTGTAACCCGTTTGAGCAATGATTCTAAGCGGATGTATGACATCCAGACGTTCCCTGAGCTGCTTCGTGGCTATCAGGACAGCGTAAAGACTGAGCGCGACAGCCGCACGGACCGGAACAGTTTGGCTACCTTGCCACCCATCATGCACCCCGTGGGCAATCCACCTTCGGATTGGGGTCCCGGTCGCTATGTTCCCTATCGTCGGGCAGGAGAGTTTTCTTTTGGCCCTGTGCCGCAATACAACCCCGGCAGTGTGGAGATGGAGAGAACGATGCTTGTCGCGGCAGACGACTTGGTTGGTCTCAACCCCAACAACCCGCTAACGTCTATCCGCCAGCAGTTCTTTGTCTCTAAGTTCCTCAATCACGCTCGTGACGTTCTAAAGATGGCGTTCAAATGCTATCAGCGATTTGGCCCAGATGAAGTGTTTTTCCGCGTAACGGGAGTGGCCGATCCCATGAGGTTTAACAAGGGCAACCCAGACGAGGACTTTGATGTTACGGTGAGCTTCGATATTCTGAACAACGACCCAGACACGCAGGAAGCTCGTATGCAACAGTTTGTTAGTTTGCTTCAGTTGGACAAGAATGGCCGCATCAATTCGGATGCTCTCTTGGAATCTATGGCCGCAGCCATTGACCCAGTGATGGCTGACGCTATCCTGCAACCAGCCGAGCAAGCTCAAGAGCAAGTGGTTAAAATGGTAACGGAAGACTTGTCCAAGATTTACGCTGGCATTGAGGTGGGCGCACGTCCTAACGGGGCGCAAATTGCAATGCAAGTGCTCCAGCAATACACTCAACAGCCAGACGTTGCACAACGCTTGCAGCAAGACGAGTCATTTAGGGCTAGACTTGAGAAGTATGCCAACCAATATCAGTTTGCCTTGCAGCAGATGCAGAACGCTCAAATCGGTAAACTAGGCACCGCTCCCGCACAAATGGGAGAGATGACCACTCAGGGTATGCAAACTCTATGAAGTTATTCGGAACCTCCCGCCATCCTCTTCAACAGCAACTCGACTACCTTTCCGAGAAGGAACAGTTCTTAGACTTCCTAGACTATGTAGCCGCAGGGCGCGAAGCCGCCATTGCCCAGCTTCACCGCGCCAACGAGGGACGCATCCGTGAAATTAGTGGGCGCATTCAAGCTCTAGACGAAATTCTTTCTACCTGTAACTACTTGGTGTTGTCGGCTAAACGAGTAAAGAGACAGTAGAATTTCTGCGGGGTGCTAGAATGGGGGCTCGCAACCCTTAGCGGCGTAAAGGCTAAGAAACAACAATGCCTAATGAAGTCCAAACGGCTAACGCTGGAGCCGCCCAAAAACCAGTGATGTCCAACATATCGCCGAGCAACTTTGTTGCTCAGAGATATAAAGCCAAAATGGAGGCAGCAAAGGCGCAAAATCCGCCCCCGCCACCACCCATTGCGGAGAAGCCAATTCCTGAGCCAGAAGCTACGGAACCCACTGAACAGCCAAAAGAGCCTGAGCAGGAGGTTACGCAGTCGAACGCTCAAGAGGAAGCAAAAGTTCTTTCTAAGGACGTTGAGATGGAAAACATGAGTGAAGCGGAGCTTAAAGAGCTTGCGTCAAAACTCGGCAGCAAAGCTGTCGCAAGGTTCGGTGAACTCACCGCCAAGCGACGTATTGCTGAAGAGCAGTTGGCACAGCTCCAAGCTGAAATCGCTCGTCGCGAAGAAGGTCCACTAGAAGCTAAAGTGGAAAACAACCCATACGCCACCGTTGCCACCCCTGAAGAATTACAAACAAAGTTCACAGAGGTAAACGAGGTGATTGATTGGGCCGAAGACCTTCTTGATAAGAGTGAAGACCTTGCTGGTGATGACGTTGTAGCTAACGTCAATGGCAAGGAATACACGAAACGCGACGTAAAGGATGCTGCAAGGAAAGCCCGTAAAGCACGGGACACCTACTTGCCAGCACAACATAAGGAAATTAAACTGGCCCAAGATCGCACAGTCTTGCGCCAAGTCCTAGTTGATCGTTCCAAAGCGGAACTACCTTGGATGCAAGGCGAGGACAACGACATCCGTAAGCAATACGAGGCAATGATGAGTGATGAGCGTCTGAAGGGCTTGGAGAAATCCCTGCCTGATTTGGCTCCACAAATCCCGTATCTCTTGGCTCATGCGGCTAATAGTTTGTATGCTCGGCGGTCAGTGGATACTAAACCATCCGTTAAACTGTCCCCGAACAGCCCAATTATTAACCAGTCCGCCGACTCCCTGAAGCCTGAAGCTCGTCAGAGCAAGGCTTTGAAAGACCTTAGTGAACGATTTGGAAAATCGTCTAGTTATAAGGACTTCGCAAAACTTCGTGCTCTTCAACATTCTAAAACTTAAAATTCATGGCCTTTTCAAATACCTATTCGACCACCAATCCCGGCTCCGCTGTTTCTAACCGCGAAGACCTCACGGACGTTCTGACGATCCTCGCCCCCGAGGAGACGCCAATTACTTCTCTTGCCAAAAAGAGCAAAGCCACCGCCACCTACAATGAGTGGACCGTGGACTCTCTTGCTGCCCCAGTTACTGCTGGTGTGCGCGAGGGTCAGGACATTTCCACCTTCGTGGACAAATTCTCTGGCCGCGCCCGTCTCGGCAATTACATCCAGTTGTTCCAAAAGAACTACATGGTGTCCCAACTTCAGGACGCTGTTGAGTCTGTTGGTCCAGCTAAGATTGCTGAAGCGGAGGCGAAAGCCATCCGCGAGATGAAGCGCGACATCGAGGCCACCGTTGCTGGCACGCAAGATCGTGCAGTGGAAGATGGCAGCACCACGGCCTACGCCCTGCGTGGTCTCGGTGACTGGCTTGATAGTGCAGGTCCAGCGGACGTTCCTTCGGACTACCGCACCCCTGCTGCATCCATCCACGCTGCGGGCACCCTCACGGAGTCGGCCTTCAACGGTCTTGTTGCTTCCATCTTCTCGAAAACGGGAACGGTTGATGCCCTCACGCTTGTTGCTGGCACGACCCTGCGCCGCACCATCTCGGGCTTTGCCCGTTCGGACGGCAACTCCAGCGAGAACGTGTTTCACGTCAACCAAATGGCTACCGACAAGGAAATCACCCTCTCGGTGAACACCTACGATAGCGATTTCGGCATCATCACGGTCATCAACGGCAATCCTGCTTGTATGCCTTCGGCCACGACCGGCTATCTCATCAACCCCGACTACGTTGGCGTTGCTGAACTGATGAGCATCGGTAGCACCCGGCTTCCAAATCAGGGCGGTGGCGAACGCGGCTTCATTGACGCGGCTCTCACGCTTCAGGTTTATTCGCCATTGGCTCACGGCAAGATTACGGTTGTCGCGTAATAAATAGTTAGAGTAGCTTCAAGGCTTGTATGGTATTATCCATGCAAGCCTTTTTTATGGACATCATCACCCAATTACCACGAAGCTCAAATAGTGAAGCCAACCGTGCGTTGTTCAACGAACTCCGATACGGGGTAAAACTAAAAGAAGCGTGGGAAAATGAGCGCGAAAGCATTTGCGCCAAGCACGCTGAAAAAGTGAAGAATGCCAAAGCAGAAGGACAAGGCTTCAAAAGCCTGCGTTGTGTCGCTGTAACTCCTGCATGGGAGTGGTTTAACATGCGGAACAAGTATGGCGCAGAAGCCATGCGGGATCGCGGCTTCATCAAGGACTTTCAAAAGCGTTTCCCCCATCTCAGTCCCAATAAAATCTAATGGCCGACGGCACATACAGCGACTTGCTTCTTAGGATTAAAGCTCTGGCTGGCGTAAACGATTTTACGGCCACTGAACTCACCTTTATGAATAGCTTGGTCAATCGTAGGGCAAATGCTGCCTACGAAGCCACTGACTATTGGCCGCGATACCTAGTGGTGGGCGAGAAACGAACCATTAGCACCCCAACCGTAGCAGCTAACGCCATTGAAGCGGGCAGCACCTACACCATTTTGACGGTGGGTTCTACCAACTTTGTGTCCATTGGGGCTTCTGCTAACACGGTGGGAGTTGTCTTCACCGCTACCGGCACGGGATCAGGCACAGGCACCGCCTCCCTGAGCACCAACATTGTCCCATTCACTCAGGCGGGTAAGAGCACGATTGATACGTTCCTTCGCATCCATAAAACCTATCAGCCGTTCTATCTCTATTCGGCCCCAGAGTTGGAGTATTACGTCACCTACGAAGGTGCCTATTTGGTGGGCGACACCGCGCCCTCCACCAACACCTACGTCACCTACAAGAAAGTAGCTGACGCTCCCTACACTTCAGCCAGCACCAACATTCCTGGCGAGTGGTTCAACTACCTTGCCCATGCTAGCTTTGCTGACTTTCTTCGGCAAGATGGGCAGAATGAAAAAGCAGTTTTAGAAGAAAACATTGCCAAAGGCATCCTTGACGATCAGTTGCAAAAGACTGACGTTTCTCGTGCCACTGGTATGATAGGCCACCGCATCTCAACCCATAATTCCCGCTCCTTCCGCCGATGAATAGCTTCGTAGTAAATCTCTATCCCAAACCTAACGGCACGGCTCCTAGCCAAAATCTCACCGTAGCGGACACAGCAGTTCAATTTGATTCAACCAATTTTGACTACAAGACCAATGCGTTCTTCGTAACGGTGCATAGTCACCCGGTTGTTGTTACGTTTGATGGCAGCACGCCCACTGTTTCCAACGGTCATATTCTTCCAGCGGATTGGTATGCCTTTTGGAGCAAAGACGCGGTGCTTGCAGCCAAGCTCCTTCGCCACACCGGTTCTTCAGCAGTAGTAACCATCAGTCAATTTACCAACTAACATGGCCAATTCTCGTGTAGTAAACGGTCCTATGCAGGTGATTGCCGCTAATGGGGCACTCCATCGCAATCTCACAGTGAACAGCACGGCCACCAATTTCATTGTTGCGGCCCTCACTGCTGACACCACCCACGTCTATTGGTCCCTTGAAGGCTGTGACGCCCGTATGTCAATTGACGGAGTGGCCCCAACCACGTCAGACGGACACATCATCAAAGACGGTAATAGCGGCATTTGGAGCCGAAGCTGGGCTCAAGCAGCCAAAGTAATAGCTATCAGCGGAGCAGGCAAATTCACGATTAGCGAACTCAACCACCTCTAAAATGTCCGGACTTTTTGACCAAGTTGTAAACTACTCGCCGCCGCTACTTACTTCCGGTCAGGTTAATTATGACGGGACGTGGAACGCGGCCACTAACACCCCTACGCTGGTAAGTCCTCCTGACGCTCTCTCTAAGGGAGACTACTATGTGGTGAGCGCGGCTGGCACGCAGTTTGGCATTAGCTTTGCCGTAGGCGACTGGATTATCAGCAACGGCACGGCTTGGGAGAAGGTGGACTTGACGGACGCTGTTTCTAGCGTGTTTGGGCGAACAGGAGCGGTGGTTGGAGATAGCACCGACTATTCCGCTGTTGGCCTTACAAACACGGCTATTGGGGCAGCAAACCCCTCTACGGGGGCTTTTACCAGTCTTTCGTCATCTAGCACAACTACGCTTAACGGCACCACTATTCCGGCCTCTAAGACCTTGGTGGTAACGACGGACAAACTTTCGGCTTTAGCAGCCACCACTTCGGCAGAACTTGCCGGGGTCATTAGCGACGAGACAGGTAGTGGCTCGCTGGTGTTTGCCAATTCTCCAACGCTCGTCACTCCTGCGCTGGGCACGCCTTCAGCCTTAGTAGGCACTAACATCACCGGAACGGCGGCAGCTTTCAACATCAATGGCACCGTAGGGGCAACGACTCCCTCCACAGTAGCAGCAACCTCTGTTACAGCACTTAGCGATAGCGGCTATCAAGCTGTTGTAGGTCAACTTACAAGCGGTGATCGCGTGGGTATTTCGGGTCAAGCGTCAGGCAGTGGCACAGCATTGGTGTTCTTTGACAATGCTCAGACAACCTTCCGCCCTGCCATTTTTGATGCTAGTAGTCACTCGCTAAAGATTAGCGGCGTAGAAAAAGCCTCTGTCACTAGCACGGGTTTACAAGGAGCCATCGGCGCGACGACCCCAAGCACCGGCGTCTTTTCCGCGCTCACCGTAAACGACAACAGCACGCTCGGCAGCAGCAACACAGACACGGTTGTCTTCAACGCTCGCGTGGCGTCTGACATCAACCCATCGACCGACGACACCTACGACCTCGGCGTGACGGGCCACGAGTGGCGCAATCTGAACATCGACGGCACGGCGAACATTGACTCGCTGGTTGCGGACACGGCGGACATCAACGGCGGGACGATTGAC